TCCGATAATTGAGAAAATGGCGAGTTTGGTGGAAGACTTTCAACATATCTAAAATTAATTAATTTATACTCGCCCAAATTTACTGATGTTTCTTTTACTACTTGCATTTATTAACCTCCAGATGCTGTAGAAGTACCATAAGGATTTGTATCGGCTGCAAAAGCAGGAAGAACACCCATCATTACAGGAAACTGGCCAGATGAACCATCCATAAAGAATCCCATCACCCAATCTTGCAGCTGCGGTGGTGAAAATGTATTTCGAGCATTCAATGGCAACAAAGGCAACGCCCATGGTAAATCTTCAACTGGTATTGTCATTTCTGGTGAATTGGTACCGTCAGTATGCCATCCAAATATACGAACTTGGCACCGGCCCAACCCAAGTGGATCCATTCTATTTTCTACGGTTCCCAACCACCAAATAAAACCATCTGTTCCTAAAAAATTTTGCATTATAATATCATCCTTGTGGTGTACTTTCTTTTGCTATCTCCAAAACTGTTTGATATATTTCTGGTGATTGAATCATGTGTCTTACTGCTGTTACTATGTATTTTCCTGAATATAATTTATCCAATTCTTTTGAAGTATTAGTATTGCTCAATGATTGTAAATTAAAAATAACCACTTTACCCACTGTGACAAATGGATCACCAGGAATTCTAATCTTAACTACTGTATAATTTGACAGAGCAAGTTGTGCTGTTCTATTAGGTACGAATGCTTCTAAGAATATATCAGGTGATACAGAACCTTGTGGTATATAAGGTTTTAATTGTTGGCCTGCATTAGATACACCCATTTTCAAACAACCATTATATGATTTGTTTTCTGTGACGCCTAATCTATTTTTTTCTGGTATCAAAGGACTGTTTGGATTTAAGGTTGTTTTAATGTCGGTTTGATAATCAAAAACTGTGGAAGTGACTGACCGTGTTAATGGATCCAAAGAAATTAATCTGTTTGCAAAAGTTCCAGACCTTGATTCTTTTAATGTATCAAATGTTTTTACAAATTGATAATCAAGTATAGAAATTACATCTTCTGATGGCGGTTCAACTGTTGAATTAATATTTTGTATTTGATATTTGTAAGTTCTGTAAACAGTACCTTTGTACATTTCTGACAATGATTTAAAGAAGAAACCTTCTTGTGTTTGATAGAATAACATATCTGCCAATTTTGTATTTCCGCCACTTGGTCTAGCATAGTTTGACAACCAACTAATAGCTTTGAATGGTTTAATTGTTGGAACAATTAAATTATATACACCCATTGTTGGGGAAATATTATTTCTTTTTGATGATGGTATCGCCAAACCAGTTTTCATAATATCATCTATCATTTCTGATATCTTCATACCTTTGTATGATTTTGTCATCTTTGTTTGTTCTGATAATATTAATTCTTCAGCACAAAAATACAATTTAATATATTCGACATTTCCACTACCTGATGGATCTCTGCGAGGAATCGAATACAATCTAAAAACCATTGGAGTGGTACTACCAGCTTTTGTTTTACCAAAAGAAACAGTAACAACTTCATTACCAGTTAAATTCCAGCTTTCTATAAGACCAATACCATCTTTAAGTAACATATATCCAGTCATTGAGAAACTATAGAGGTCCTCAAAGATATGCATATCAACCATCAAGTATTTGACATCATATTTATTGCCATTAATTGTTGTAATACTTAATTCACTAATTGCCGCATCTTGTGGATAAAAAAATCCGCTGCCTTGAGATACATTTTCTGCCATATTATGTGCCCATCAATTTACGAAATTCAACTTCAATTCTGTCTGCATAAGTTTTATTCAATATTTTTATGTTTCTTTTAGATTCGTTTAGATTATATTCATATGTAAAATTATCTACAGCATTTCTTGATATTTTTACAACTACATCACCAGTTATTGTTTTGTAAGTATTGGTTGATTCTGCCAAATTATTATAAGTATCTTCATCTATAATAATATTCTGTGTCGTAGTTGTCCTAGAATTTACATCTGTTGTAGTAATAATTTTTTCATAATAATTTATGTCAGTTAATTGTTCCGGAGAATATTTTTGATTCAAATACTGATTGAAAACTAAATTTGACAGTGGCCAATCCCATTGTGCATCAAATAATTGGTTTGCAAGTAATACAATCCAAAATCTTTCCATATCTTCATAATATTTATGAGCAATAATTTCTGGTGTATCTCCTTCTTGTATGTCATAGGAATAAAACAATAAAGGATTAGTTATTAAACTTGAAACAATATTAACTCTCGCTAATAAGTTAGTTACAAGTTGTGATGATTGTGTGCCTCTAAAAATTATTTTTGGTAATGTTTTAAAATAATTCATTTTAATAACCTCTCTTATCAATATCATCACTATCAACAAGTTCAATTTCTTTGAAACTTAAATTTAAAGTGGTTTGCACTGGCATACCATCTCCGTATGTTGACCATGTACCATTTGGTGCATAATTTACTGTGACATCCGTAAGAACACATTCCTTTAACTTGTTTATATTATTATTAGGTTTTCCATCATTAAGGAAAATTATATCAAAAACAGCTGGAGGCACATAGAAAAAACCTCTGATAGCATCTCTTTGTATGGTTGGTGCAGCATTTTTTCTGAATGCTTTTATAATAGCTTTTACTTGCGCCGATTCGTCAGCAGAAAATGGTGTGAATGTGAAAGACATACTAAATGTTCTAAAATCTATACCTTCAAATAACACTTGTTCTCTTGGATTGAAAACATATCCCATTGAATTCAATGTAAGTCTGAACTGGTCATTTCTTAATGTGGATAAAATAGCTGATGGTATTTTTCCAAGAAAAGGAACTGAAGCTGCAGCGTCCAATACTCCTATTTGATTGTAATTTGCGTGTTGGCCAAATTCAATACCGTCTGGCATGTAAAGATTTATTGTTGTTGCTGAAGGTGAAGTTTTTGCGACATAAGGTGCTTTGATATTAATTTTATAAGCTTCTTGGAGTTTGACGCTGACTTGGTCAGCACTTTTATAATACAAATCACCGATTGCTTGGCTTGCACTTTTTTTTCCTGCTACAACATCAGAAGTTGCTTGAACGACATCTGTAGCAACTTCTTCTGCTACTTCAGCAGTTCCTACAGCTATATCCGTTAAGACTTTTTTGGTTGCGTCAATCGGATTTCCATTAGCTTTAACAGGCCGAGCAACAAATTGAACTGAGTGTTTTTTTCCATCAGAATTTAAATCTCTCGGATAAGATAAACTTTCTGATATATATTTTTCTCTACCCTGTAACGCAGCTAAAGGTCCTGTTTCTCCGTTAAATGTACCTTCTGGTTTCCAACTCCATGAAATTGGTACCTGTTTTCTACCAGAAACTGACAAATTATTTGGAGAAGATTGAGCTTGTTCATCCAATCTTTGTTGATTTGATTGTGAATTTGCGAGGCCGCCGATTTGTGCCATTTTATTCCTTGTTTTATAAAAACGCTATATACTATTTATGGCATATTCCGGACAATTTAAACCATCAAATCCTCAAAAATATGTTGGGGATTACAAAAACATCATATATCGCTCAAGTTGGGAAGCGAGATTTATGCACAAATTTGATAAAGAAGATTGGGTAATTTCTTGGTCGAGCGAAGAAATTGTTGTGCCTTATGTGTCTCCAGTTGATGGGAAATGGCACCGATACTTTCCGGATTTTGTTATACGAGTTAAAAATAACAAAGGAGAACTATCAACTTGGATGATTGAGGTTAAACCAAAGAAACAAACTAAATCACCACAACAACAAAGACGAGTAACAAAACAATATATCACTGAGGTTACCACTTGGGGTGTAAATCAATCTAAATGGAAAGCTGCCACTGAATTTTGTTTGGATCGTGGTTGGGAATTCGTTATATTCACTGAGGATCAATTACCCAAAGTTTGAAACTTCAAAATTCTTTTTCTTTCTTCTCGTTTCAAAGCAATTTCTCTCATTTTTTGTTTTGTTTCTTCAGTGTGTTTTTGGCTTTTTCTCTTTTCGGTTAATTTTTTTCTGGTTTCTTCTGACCACTTTTTACCCGTTTGTGATTTACTTATTTTTTGTTTGGTTTCATCTGTATGTGTTTTACCTAAAAAAAATTGATTTCCTTTTAACGAATCACTTATATTTTTTTTCTGTTCTTCGGTGTATTTGTATCCTGTTGTACCTATCGTTTTTCCACCCCATCCATTATTTTTAGAGATTATTTCATCTTCTTCAATTTTGATGTATGTATAAGACACATTAAAAAAATCACTAAGTAATTTATTCGTGTCATTAAACTGTTTTTGTGTTATTTTATATGTATTCATATGAGTATATATCTAAAAATTGCTTAAAATCTTCAACTAAATAAGGCATGGATAAAAAACCTTCATTACTCACCACACTAGCCGAACAGAAAACTGCTGCTCAATTGCAGACGATGAGCCGTGAATCATTAAAATGGTTGACTCAAAAAGTTGCAAACCTTAGAAATCCAAGAGCAATTTCTGTTCCTATGACCAAAGAAAAGGATAGGTTTGTACCAAAAGGTGCTAGGCCACAACCAAATACTACCAAAAAATTTAGAATTGGTAGTATGTATTTCTTTGCATATGATCCAAAAGGCAAAAATGAATTGGATTATTATGACAGGTTTCCTTTGGTAATACCACTTGAATCTTATTCAGATGGTTTCTTAGGATTAAACCTACATTATCTACCAATGAAGTATAGAATCTATTTCATGCGTAAGTTGATGCCACGGGCAATCCTGAACGATGACAATGAGATTATGCGTTTGCGTATATCATATGAAATCCTAGACGCCTCCAGAAAGTATAAAGAGTTCAGGCCATGTGTCAAACGATATTTGTATTCACATATAAGGTCTAGGATACTTGCCGTTGAACCTGAGGAATGGGACATTGCCATGTACTTACCGGTTCAACAATTCAAGA